CTTCCATTACTTTGTGTACGACAGTTCCCAACTGTGCCTTCTTGCCGGATACAGACCTGTGGCCGAGCACATAGGTAATAAAAAACTGCATCTGACAATAGTCATAGTTATTGTATGACGAACTTCTAATGTATGTTACAATCATTTGTCACCCTTTATGGTATGGAGTCGTTCCTTTTTATGATTCACTTTCACCTCGGAAAACCAACCCCACGAATCTATGAGTTGGATAACCTGTTGGCACATTTCATTGATTTGCATATCTTGATTGTCAATAACGGCATCAAACAAGTCCCAGTTTTCTTTTACAACCTGTTCACTGGCGTGACTGTCTTCGTAGGGGCTTCGATTTAGGCCAATAACTTTGCCCCCAGCTTCTTGTACGGCTCTGATCTCATTTTCAAAGCGACAATCATCAATAATAGCAAGAAGAGGTTCTTCATACTTGATATCATTAACGCATCTGTCCACCCAGATAGAATCGTGAATTCTTCTACAAATATCTGTGCCGAAATATTGCAGGAAGTCACGGACGGTCATTGGGCCATTTTCATGAATAATAATATTATTCCAGAATTCTGAATCTACACCCTCTACATAAAAAGATGTTTTATTAGATACCACTCCCGGCATGTTTTCCCATCTTAGATGCGGAACCTGTTGCATTTTATATGCCTCTGTTCCGTAGCACTGCTCATGAGTCAACCCAAAAAGATTGATTGCGATATCTTTGAGACTATCCGCGAAAGAATACTTTTTGACAAACGGCCACATGTTGTACATCGCCCATTCAACAAACTCCTGATCGCGACGATTGATGTCTAGATATGTATCTTCAGTTTTTTCTTTGCCATCAGATTGAAGAACATTAGTCTTTACAAACAAACGCCCGTGTTCTGTGATTCCAAAGTCTTCTACGACCTCTTGAGCACGAAGTTGATAACCGTGTAAAAAGTTAGAGCATGTAGATTTACCAGCCTGCTTGCTTCCAGCGAAGGCTAAAATTCTAGTGTTCATTTGATAAATTTCTCCAATTGAGGTAAAATTAATTCTTTGATTTGTTCTACTGTAAGATCGCCAATATCTTTAACATCTTTAGGCATTTCTGGTCTGATGTAATTAAATCTTCTTCCACACTTTTTCATAATTTGTTCTGCTGCTTTATTGCCAGCTTCGTCATAGTCTGTTAAGATAATCAAATTTAATGCTCCGCTTTGCTCTAACAAAATTAATTGATCTTCACTTATGCTACATCCAAAGATGCCAACTGTCATGTCAAGCCCAGCTTCCACAGCACGCCACACATCGCCCTGACCTTCTACAACTATCGCTGTGCGTGTGTCAAGTATGTGTTCTTTTGCTAGGTTCATTCCGTACAAAACGTTTTTGGTGAAGCCTTTACTGTGTAACCATTTTGGTTTCAAATGTTCTTTAATTGATCTACCAACACATCCTACATAATTATCATCCTCATCGTAAATTGGGACAACCACTCTTCCTGACATTGGTTGATTTTCTACCAAACACTCCCCTACATCGAACGCCTCCAAGACTAATTGACTATATTTTCTCCCCAAATAATATTGAGCAGGAATACTCAACTTGCTTCTTATTTCACTTCTCGTTATAGGTGCGGCAGATCTTATAATTTTACGATTAAAAACATCTAGTGACCTGTTTTGCCTTATTTTAGATGGCGATAGATCATCCAATTCCTTGTTCAAAAAGTCGCACAAAAAAGAGGCTGTGTCATTCATTGTGGCCTCTTTTGCCTCACTGCGAGACAAGCATCCCCTAACAAATCCAAATAGGTTATTTATGTATTCTTCATGACACCCATGCGTCCAGCAAGACCAGTTACCTTGATTGCTGATACCGTCAGTAAATACGCAGCAACCTTCGGGATTATCTCCCCCATGCACCGGACATGCGAAAGCAATTCTGTTAGGATACTCCACATATTCTATGTTAAAGTGATCTAACAGCGTATGAATTTGAAGAAAAGCCTCATCACACAGCGAGGCTATCTTCTCCTTCGTCAATCGCTTCTGTTTCAAAGCCTTCTTGGTTGCTTCTGTTTGCATTATGTATTTCGTTTCTAGTTAACCCCTGCTCAAGTCTACCAAATTTGCCATGCATTATCATGCTAACATAATCATGGTCATCCAACCCCTCCCCATGTCTCGCTACGATTGGTACTAGCTTTCTATTTCCATGAGATGTGCCATCTGCTGCTATTTCTTCGTCAGACTTTAGTTTGAAGATTGAAAAACTAGTACAAAGCCAAATAAGCCTATCAGAACCAGAAACCGCATCCGTTGATTCTTTAGTGATTCCATCTCTGTTAAGCTGCACAAAAGCACAACAAGCTACATCATACTTTACCATAAAGTTATGCAATTTAGTAATCTGAAAGCCAAGAACTTGGTATTCTTGCATAGATGCACTAATGCCCTCGCTACCCATTAGCTTGAGATAATCATAGACAATCAGACAGTCATTCGTGCGGCCATTTTCATCAAACCCGACATGTTGATAAATCCACTTTCTCATCTGAGCTAAAATATTTTCAAATGATTCGCCCGCAATACTAATGTAGTGATAAGGAATGCTTTTTAGTTTTTCTGCTGCTTGTTGAACTTTTTCTGTTTCTGTATGAGATTCTGTGAATCGCCCACTAGCAATCCTATTAATTTCAATACCAGATATATTAGCCAAGATACGATTATAATGATCCTCCTTAGACATTTCTGTGTCCAATACAAGCACTGGTATGTTAAGCTCTGACGCCACAAACAATGCCACAGCATCTCCAAACATAGACTTTCCCACCTTCGGTCGTGCAGCGATAAGATCGACGCACTTTCTGCGGAAACCACCTCCAATTGCCGCATCGTAGGCGGGAAAGCCTGATGGAATACCTATAAAATCTGATACGTTGTTGGCAAGAAAGTCTAAGTAATCGTCAAGACCCTCCCCCAAAGTTTCTGTCTTTTTGCTGGATGACTGATAAATATCCCCAGTCGCATCTAAAAGTGGCTCTTCGATACGAGCTACAATGTCCATAACGTCTTCTTCGCCCGTTACGCCATTCAATTCCTTCTCGCACGCCTTGAGTGTTTTGAGAAGATCTAGTGCAAGTTTTAGTTTGGCTATTTTTGTCCCATAACTTGAGACGTTTGACTTCACGATGGGGAAATTGAACAAAGAGCGAATAAAGCCAAGTTCTTCTTTGTTGTTGATCTGATCTCCAACGCCCAGATCATTTGCGGCAGAGAGAATGGAGGATAGTTCAACCTCTGTGTTCTCTGAAATAGACTTATAAACACAGTCAAATATAAGCTGGTTAATAGGATCGGTAAAGTCCTGCGAACCCACAAAGTCCATCTCTAGATACGCATCCAGACCATACTGGCACAAACCAGCTAGTACGGCACGTTCTGAAGCTAAATCCGACAATTGCATTTATTATCGCCTCATACATCGGTCACATTTAAAAAAATCGCGAGCAAACTGCGGATGAACTTCTACAGGTTTGTTCTACCTTTTTAAATGGCTGCCGACGCCTTTCTGTTAGCTGAACCACCGGAGTCTCAACATCTTTATGTTCAGATCCATTATCTACAAATTCATTCTTTCGTGTTTTAACTTCTACTGGACGAGATATTTTGTCATTAACTTTATTCATTGAGAATTCTTCAAAATCGCTCGTATTGACTTTCGACTTTGCCTCAACGAATTCTTGATTAGCGGAGGGAAAGGAGGGCTCAGGAACAGGAATTTCATCAAGCAATTCCATAACGTGTAAAGCAAGCTCTATCATGTCGTGATCGCCCGCATCTTTTGCTTTCTTGAGCAGTTTCTTGATCTTGTCTTTAATGTCACTCATTATTTTCTCCTAGCTAGGTTTGTTAGTATCTCTGCCATTTTCATTATTCTATTGTGCTTTCCGTCTAGGGTTCGCACTCTGGCTTCGGCATGATTCTTTATCTTTAAGATCTCACTAGCGAGTGGGTTTTCCCTACAGGCACCGTAATACTTTTCCTGCCACTTGGCATACTGGTTGCCGTATTGACTCATCACTCCACTTATTATAAACCAGATTGATGATTCTGACCACTCTAAAATGTTTTTTTCTTTAACTTTCTGGGTTTCAATGTATTCAGCATAAGCGTAAAGTTTAAAAGCGGCTATGTTGCACGTTTCGCCATTCCATGATTTTATTTCACCGCTGCTTGCGTTCAAAATATCTTCAATTTCTTCTGGCGGCTTTACTTCTACAAGATACTTGGATTTGGTCCAGTCTTCTACAGCTTGTAAAAACTCAGCTAATTTTTCCTCTCCACTCATCTTCGCTCTCATTATAATTAAATGTTACAAATCTTATTTCGTTGATGTTGCACCACTCCACCTTATCTCTGTCGCGTGCTTGGGCACGAAAAAAGGATAGCTTATCTTTGTAGTGAAACTTATTAAATTTGAAATGTTGTTCACCATGAACTTCTACAATTAAATTTCTGTTTGGTATGTAAAGATCTGCACGTAGTGTGCTTCTTCTGGCCGTAGTCTTGGTGCCGGGAAGCGAAACCTCTTCATATATTGTATCATACGGATACCAAATGTCAAGGGCTTCTTTTGCTTTTTTGTGAAGTTTTGATCTTTTGCCACCACCAGATTTGGGTTTCCAGTTATAATTCTTCCCGTCTAAGCCCGTCACTTTCATATTGCACCCTATCTAAAAGATCATTAAAGTTTTCCCGCAGTAGCAGCGAATAGTCATACTTGATACTACCGTGTTCCTCAAAGAAATCATCTATCAATTTAGGAAGGTTGGAAAACTCATATCTGTCTACTAAGATCATAGGCCAAATTCGAGAGAACACCCTGTTCATCCACTTGTCTTGCACGATAGGCACTGTATTACACAGAATACACTCCCAAGTTCTAAATGTGTCCATTCCATTGCCCGTGGGAGCTAGAGCGAACTGGTAAGACGCTAGAGTTTTTAAAAAATCTTTCAGTTCCAACTTGTCACCCCTTAGAATTGGCATGTTTAGTTCTACATCCTGAGTATCATACCTCTTGGGAAAGTTGCAATCTATTATATGCTGCTGCCAAGCCCATTCAGCCACTCTTATTCTATAGGGCGATGTGATTGTAAAGTTTGAATAGCAAATTTTATTCTTTTCAGTATTTCTTAACTTTTCGACATCAACATCATCAAAGGAAGAGGGTTTGACATTTAAGGGAATGGGGTAAATATTGTTATTGTTTGTGGGAAGTGGTTGAGCCATATTGGTCATGTACCACCTTCTAACAGTATTAGAAACGGAGTTTATTTCTAAATTTAGATAAACACCACCGTGTGCGGCGTCCTCAATTGTATATGCATACCTTGGGTTTTTAGTGATTTTACATTCGGAATGCTTAATTCCCCAATCGCCGCTGTAACTAATAAAAGTTGTGTCATCGGTTACATTGTTGTGTAATTCCCTAACAATTTCAATTAGTTTTCTTCTTTTCCCATCATTCAACTCTAGTGAGTTAAGTCTTTTGCAACACTTATACAGGTTACAATATACAATGTCATTGTCATCTTTGAATTCAGTCAAGCTCCATAGATCAACCACTTAGCCCCTCCTTAATCATGCCATCTAGTATATCGACCAACATTGGATTAGACTTTAAGAAATCATACAGTTTACTTTGACCCTGAAATTTAGCACCCTTCACGGAAAACAACTCTTCACCCTTTTCCACGTCGATGTCGGGGAAGATTTCTTTTGCGAGATCTTTAAACATTTGTAAAAATGTACAGGTAAACCAAGCTCCGGTTTTATCAATTAAGCCTAAGTCAAGTGCGAGAGTGAGCACTTCTTGTGTTTTGTCGATGCCGTGACCATACCTGATCCAGCTTTGAACTTGACCTCCGGGCGGCCCCATAGACGAACAGATAATCTTCCAGTTGACCACTTGACCAACACGCTTACCGTCATCGTCGTCCCAAAACTTTACAGCAGACACCTTCTCGCCGCCACCAGCAATCTCCATTCTGGTATCTGCTTGATATTGAATCTTGTTACCACCATCAGCCATTTTAGCCTTGCCAAAACCAGAAGTGTTGGCGATGT